AGTGGACCCGAGCCTGCACCGCAGCCATGGGCTTGAGAGTCCGCTCAAGGAGCGCCAGCGTGGTTCCGACCGGGGCGTTAGCCGACATGTCGGAGATGTTCATGTCACTGATCGCGCCCAGACGCCGCCCTTCCGTGGTGATCTGGTTCAGGAGGGCCAGCAGGGTCTGGCTAGGCTCCTTGTAGGGCAGGGGCATGATGTTGTCGCGGATCGACCCAGACGGCACGTCCACGTCCTTCCACTCGCCGGGCTCGATGGGGGTGTCGTCGCCCTTGATACGCAGCCCACGGGACTTGAGGCCCCCGGGAAGGTTAGATAGGGTACCTGCATCGACGAGCTGGCGGATGAGGGAGGTGCCAGCCTTGGCATATCCCCCGATGATATGAATGAGACCGAGGCCGTAGAAGCCAAACCCGGGCACATAGACGTAGTGGACGAAGTGCTGCCGCTTAAGAGTCAGCGGGTCATCAGGGTTCCAGTTTCGGCGGATCGCCAAGACTTCGTTAGTACCCCGTTCGATGGTGACGACATAGGGCTTAGCAACGTCATCCTCGTCGTCGATCCCTTCAATGACCAAATCCGCATGGATTTCGTAGACCGCAAAGCGGTCGTCATCGTTGAGTGAGTACCCACCTTCCTCAGCCTTACGCTCTTCAATGTCGGTGTGGTACGGCTCAGGGTCGCCCAGCTCCACGTCGCGATAGAACCCGGCAGCCTGTAGCTTCCGCATCTCGTTCTTGGTTTTGCGCATGATGTGGGTCACGCGCTCTGCGGTCTCAATGTGCGACGCGCCGTAGGGCACAATCACGTCTTCCGCAGGGATGTAGACGGCCACCTGCCGTCCCAGATTGGGATCGTAGTAGACTTTCTTGAAGGCAGAACCGGCGAGGCCAAGGCTATAGAGCATGCGCTCGTGTTCGGAGCGGTACTCCACCATGCGCTCGGTCAGCTCGTAGTTCATATCCGCCTTTACGCGTTGAGCTGCCTCAAGTTTCTCTTTGGTCTCCTCCCCCAACACCTTAACCTTGACCGGGCCTGCGGCGGGGAAGGTTTCAGACATAGCTTCTGCTTGGAAGCGAATTGCTGCCTCGGCGAGCACGTTTGAATACACGCCGCAGGCGCCCTCCCACGGGTCCGTACGCTCCTCATACTTGAAGCCCAGCACGTCGAGACCCCGGACGAAGGTGTCGGCCCACTCCTTGCGCCCATCAATGTCGGAGGTGACGTAGCCGATGAGGTCGTTAGCTAGGGAGTTGAGGTCGCCGTCCTCAAGGAACTCGGCGAGGTTGGCATCGAAGTCCGCCATGTCAGCGACATTGGCATCGGGGATCATGGTGATCTCTACACTGCCGTCGTCCAGCGTGACCATCTCCGGGTCCACGATCTCGATCTCAAGCTGAGAGTCACCCTCGGAGCCAAGCTCCAGCCCCACTTCAACCTCGTCCTCCAGCCCTTCCGGCGCCGAATACAGCCCGCGATCAATAGCCATCAGTAATATCCTCCGCGCCGGTACTTAAAGGGAGTCGGCTCATCCCGCTCATCACTCGGTAGGCGAATAAAGCCGCCCTGCCTAAAACGCATTAGGGCCATGACCATGCTGTCCACCAAGTCGTCGTGAGACATAAAGGGGAAGCCCGCCACCTCTTCAACTAGCTCTTCAGCCCAACGTGTTTGTGGTACCCATACTAGACCAGACGCAACAATATCAGAAACAGAGTTTAGCCGTGCTAACTTATCACCAGACCCCCGGTGGGGTGTGAACTCCTGCACGGGTATGCCCATGCGTCGCATCTCTTGGTAGATAGCCGTTCCTGCAGACTTCTTTTCTACAATGAAGGAGTCCGGCTGCCACTCCTCGTATTCCTCAAGGCACAGGCGCTTAAGCTCGGGAAACTCGTAGCGCTCCTTGATGGAGTTCAGCAGGATGATGTTGTGCTCGCTTGTCTCCTCGTTATAGAAGACGCCCCACGTTGTTAGGCCGGTGTAGTCCGCCCGGTTGTGGGTCTCGGCAGCGGCGTCCAGAGACATAATTAGATATTCGCAGGAGGGCGGGTCCTCCCGGGTCCAGTCGTTCCACCACTCGCGTTTTACTATGGATGCTTCTTCGGCGGTGGGCTTCTGCTGATACTGAGCGTTCCACTGGAACACGGGCATGGAGGCCTTGGTGCGGTGCAGGGCGGCGAGGTCGAAGAACTGGGGCCATAGGGGCTTCTCTTTCGGCTTACCGGTGGCCTTGTCCTCTACCTGCAGGATCGCCGGGAACTCCACGATCTCGTACTGGTCGGCCATGGCATTTTGCGCCATATCCCGGGTCACGCGCCCGGTCAGGTCGTCCATGTGCCAGCGAGTCTGAATGATCGCTACGCGCCCTCCGGGCATAAGTCGCGTCCGGGCCCCGAAGGTGAACCACTCGTAGGCCTTCTCAAAAACCTCAAAGTTCCCGTTCAGCACGTCCTGCTCGGAGTGGGGGTCATCAACAAGGAGAAGGTCTGCGCCCCTACCAGCGATAGATGAGCCAATACCGCAGGCGTAGTACTCCCCACCGCTGTTGGTATTCCACCGTCCGGCGGACTTTGAGTCCGTGGCGATGCGCACGGTCGGGAATATCTCCGCATATTCGTCGCTCAGAATGAGGTTCCGCACCTTTCGGCCAAAATCCACAGCCAAATCAGTGGTATGGGAGACCATCATGACCTTCTTGTTAGGATTGCGGCCTAAGAACCACGCAGGAAAATACGTTGAGACGAGCTGGGACTTGCCGTGACGGGGCGGGATATTGACGCAAATCCGGTCCTTATCCCCTCTTTCAATCGCCATAAGCATGTTTGCAAGGATTCTATGGTGCGAACCGACGATATAGTCCGGCTGCATGCGTTTACAGAAGGCAATCAGGTCGTTATAGGACGCATCATTAGCCTTTCTGGTGGCTAATTCGTCCACCATACGGTCAATTTCGGCAATTTCCTCGGGCGTGCAGCCGTCGAGGTTAGCGAGGAGCGTATTTAGCTCCTCTTCAGTGAAGTCTAGGGCGGGTTGCGCAGCTACTGCCCCCATTTCGGGTCGTTCTCCTGCACCAGATCGTCGTCCAGTACCTCTTTCATGGCTTCCGCAAGGTTCACGTCCATGTTCTGAGGCATGGGTGCCTGCGGTTCTAGCTCATTCTCCGCATCATTCTCCGCATCATTCTCCGCATCATTCTCCGCATCATTCTCCGCATCATTCTCCGCATCATTCTCCGCATCATCGTCAAATACTTGCGGCAACTCATCTAGGCCAAACTCTGCGTCGATGTCGATGGTTTCCCCATCAATCACCACGGCGTCCTCAACGTCGTCCTCGGGGTTCACGAGCTTTGTGAGCTTAGCCCGGAGCCGTTCCTTGATGTCGTCGGTGGTCTGATGGGTGATGGTCACCTCGGTCTTCTCAGCGAAGAGCCCCACGTCGGAAATCTTGCCCAGCAGCTCCAAGGCACGGATACGCACCCGGGGGTCAGGGTTCTCCGTCTCTTCGATTAACTTATTTGTTACAAGGTGACGTATCTGGGTAGCAGATTCGGCAACGCTATGGCCGAAGTTCTGCAGGATGCTATCTGTTAGCACGAGGGACGGAGGCGTCAACTTTGCAGCGCGCTTGTGGGTCACGGTCTTTGAGGTCTTTTCTGGGTCTTCGGCATAGGCCATAGCTAGGGTTGTCGCCACACCTTCGTCCTCTTTGTTTGGACGTAGCTCTAGCCCGTGATCGGCTAGGTCTGCAACGGTGTTTGCCATGGCAGTTGCACGGACGGATAAATCCAAAGTCCGCACCTCGGGGGTTAGCTGCACCCCAAGTTCAGGTTCTATCTTCAAACTCATCGCAGGTGCCATGTAACACCGGTAGGCGCTGTATATCACATTAACAAATAACTACACAACGCCGCCGCAACTGCATGGGTAGTAAAAATAATTTTTTGGCAGGGGAGGTTGGGACTCCTACCCGGGGGGTGTTCCTATATTGAGGGGGTGGGGGTCGGTCTAGGAAAAAACGGGCTTTGAACTCAAGAAAAAAGTGATTTTCGCGTGGAGATTATTAATACATATGTAGTCATGGAACCAAGTAGTGCGCGGCTGGGGTGCCCCCCGGGTAGGGGTCGGCGCTGGGCAAAGTACCTAGACCCCCCCAGCTTGTTAGGGAATTCCCTAACAGAACCTAGCAAAACATAGCAAAACGCTGAGAATGTATAGACTCCGGCGTCCCATTATGTTCTTATACACACATCGGCGGCGCGGTGCCGTCGACTATCAAAGGGAAATACACAATGAACAATCTACACGTGGTTTTCATGAGTGACGCTACGGGCGAGGCTTGGGTCAAGTATGGGCGCGCGGATACGTCAGCGCGTAAGGCCTTCTCGGAGTTTGCTGATCGGGCCTATGCCGAAGGGATTCGCTGGGCGAACTTCATCAGCCCTAAGACTGAGGGCTCGCTTAACACTGAGGAAAGCTGGGCAGTGATCCTAGACTGGGCCAGCAAGGCGCACCTGACGCGTCAGGAAGTGAAGTATCTGGACACGCCGAACGAGGCCCTAAACCCGGGCCAGCGCGAGGCGAAGCGCGAGGCACGGCAAAAGCTGGGCTCTCGCATCAAGGATATTAAGAACGCGTTCAAGCGCCGCGAGGCGAACGCTGAGGCGGCGAAGGCTAAGGCCGAAGGCAAGCCCCCGGCTCCGGCATCTGGCAAGACGGTCGAGCAAAAGGTGATCGGTCACCTGAACGATGCTCTGCGCCTGATGCGCGAGGCTGAGGACATCGCCTTCAACCCTGAGACCCCGGCGGAGTTTATCCGGCAGGCTCTCACCTTCATCGCCAAGGCTGGCAAGTAACCACCACGGCCCCCGCAAGGGGGCCTCACTTAAGGGGAATAACCATGCTTCACACAAACCATTGCGAACACCCGAAAGAGAATTTCATCGAGTCCCACGCGGGCTGCGATATACACGTTTACAAGTGCATCACCGGCGAGACTCACTACTGCGTCCGATACGGCAGCGAGGGCGGGGACTATTACAGTTCCGTACGCACGTTGGAGGACGCACGCAGGAAGGCAGAGCACGCAGCCGCAAGGGGGTACTACAATGACTAAAGATCGCCTTTACGATTTCCTAGTCCCCATTGTCGGCTGGACCCTTGTCCTCACCGTCGCCAGCGTCGCCGCAAGTTTTGGGCTCTTCCTTTTCTACGCTTTCACCACCTTCCTTTTCTTATCCTAACTTCTTTACACTATACGGGCTGGGACGGTTTCCGGCCCGTTGCCTTCCCAGTAAGGGGGTCCGAAAGGGCCCCCTTTTTTATTGCCTGTTGAAACCAGTTCTCTTGGTAGCGGTGCGCCTCGCGGGAGCGGAGCGGATCGCAGTATCTGCACGGTTTTACTGTTAGGGAATTCCCTAACACGTTTCTGCTAGGTATTGATACAAGTAGGAGAGTTAGTAAAAACAAGTAAATGTTAGTGAAACCAGTTCTTTTGGTAGCGGAGCGCCTCAAATTGTTCAAAAATTGTACAATGTTCCATTTTAGGGGCCTAATGTTCCAAATGTTCCCCTAATGTTCCAGAATTTTAGGGGGGTCTGGAACATTACATTTCTACTAGGTTTTTGCACGAGCTAGTAGGTTTTCGAGGTTAGTAAAATATAGTAGATAGTAGTAGTAGTAAGTAAGTAAGTAAGGTACTTTTATCCTAACTTTATAATGTTCCATTTTCGAAAAAAAGAGTATGCCCCATGCCGCACTCCCCCCTGCCTTTTTGCGCTTCACCCTCACCCCGTTTCTTCGCTCCCCCCAACCTTACAAAAATGGAACATTAGAACATTGGAACATTCCTTGTAAATCAAGCACTTGCCAAAAACCAAAATGGAACATTTGGAACATTACGAACATTACACATCTACTAGGTTCTACTATGGTTTACTTGACTTCACTAGGTTTTTGTGTTATACTGGGCTCTATAAATGGTAGTAACAACTTTATATGAACTTTTTAGCACCACCCCCTGTTAGGGAATTCCCTAACTGACTAACACGCCACGGAGAAGCAACCATGCAAATAATCAAGATCACCCTGCGGAGCACCGGCGAGCACTTCGGACCCGTGCTTAAAGCCACGACCCCCGGCGGAACATTACGGGGCATGCAGACCATCGACGGCAGCAAGGACCACCGTCAGCAAGCGCAAGAGTTCGCTGCGCTCTGTGCAGCCAAGTGGTGGGGCCTGAGCCTATCCGGTTTTGGGGACCTCAATGAGGACTCATGGGTGGCGACCCTTGAAGGGAGCCTGTACCAGTACGACGACGCCGAGCCGGTAGCGAGGGTGGCACGATGAAAAACCAAAACGTGTACTACTTCCCCGACGGCAGCGAAACCATGCGCTGCCTGATCGACGGGCACCACGGCATCTATATCCCGCAAATCTTTGCGCGCAACTTCCCCACTGCGGACTGGGGCGTGACTGCGGAGCAAGCAGACATCTTGCGTGAAGGCCCCGGCCTGAACGGCGCCGCCGACCTTTATTGGGACGTGTGGGACGAGGTGCTGACCAACGCCGAATGGCGTGACGGCGACGGGAACCTGTGGGCACTCATGCAGGACAGCGACCTGTTCGCGGTAATGAGTTTTGAGGAGGACGAGTGATGAAGCGTAACTCGCCCTTGCGGAGCCGTGCCTGTGCCGAATGTGGAGGGGTAGTGGCTCCGGCTCGCGTAGCCATTGGCTATAACGTGTGCCTGCCCTGTGGGGAGCGCATCGCCCGGCAGCGCGTGCACACCGTCGCCCCGCTGCACAAGAGCAACTACATTGTAGTCACAAACCGTGCGGACCTGCGCGGGCTCAATAACAAGGGAGGACTGTATCGCTAGGTTCTACTGTGATTTACTTGACTTTAATACGTTTTACTGTATAATGATAACCATAGCTGGGGCATACCGCCCCGGCGCTCCCAAGAGCACAAGCTTTTGAGAAATGTTAGGGAATTCCCTAACCCCAAACCACGGAGAAACATCATGAGCATTCTTTCCCTTAACAATCTGCTTCGCACCACCAACGCCGACACGGCACAACAGCAACCCGCTACCACGGCGCCCAACGCTGGCCCTAACTTCTCTACGCCTTCTCTCTCGTCGGCAGCCATGCTGGTCGAGCTGTCCATCAGCGTGTGGACAGGCCGTAAGAAGGACAAGCGCGCCACGGCGGACGTGACTGCGACAAATCATGCCAAGAGCGGTGTGGCTGCGGTGAACAAGAAGCTCATGGCCGAGTGCGCTGAGCTGGACGCCATACAGAAGTTTGCAGCCAACGTGCGGACCTTCCATTACTCCGCCACCCTGCCGTGGACCGACACGGGCATACGCTGCACCACCACGGCGAAATACTTTGCCTACCACCAGCAGATCACCCAGCTCCAGAACGAGTTCGAACGGCTGGTCAACGACTTCCTGTCAGCCTATCAGTGGGAGGTAGACAAGGCCCAAGCCTCACTGGGCGCCATGTTCCATCGGGACGACTACCCGTCCATTGACTCTCTGCGTAATAAGTTTGCCTTCCGGGTGAGCTATATACCCATGCCCGAGGCGGGAGACTGGCGCGTAGATATCGGCACCGAGGCCCAGCGACAACTCAAGGAGCAGTACGAGCAGTACATCGGGGACCGGCTCAAGCAAGCCACGGCGGACGTATACCGGCGGTGCAGCGAGGCCATCACCCGACTTGTCAACTCCATGGACTGGACCGAGGGCGAGAAGCCCAAGCGCATGTATGAGAGCACCTTCGACTCCGTGTGTGAGCTGGTGGACATCATGCAGGACTTCAACCTGACCGGAGACACCACCATGGAGGCCCTGCGTAAACAACTTGCTACGGTCATGGACGGGGTGAGCCTAGACGCCATCAAGTCTGACCATGCCCTGCGGGCGGAGAAGAAGCAGCAACTAGAGCAGGCCATCAAGGCTCTGCCTTCCCTTGACTGGTAGGTTAGGGAATTCCCTAACAAGGCCCAGCGAGCTGGGCCTACAACTCAACATCACGGAGAACGACCATGCAAAACGCACAAGCAATGTACGCACAAGGTATCGACCAACTCGTCAGCCTGCTCAAGGGTTTGGGCACAAAACGTTCCGTGCTGATCGAGGGTGACATGGGCATCGGCAAGTCAACGCTGCTCAAGCTTCTCAAGAAGGAGCTACCCGACCACCACGCTGCGTACTTCGACTGCACCACCAAGGACGTGGGGGACATGTTTATCCCACGCATCAGCGATGCCGAAACCGGAGCGTATGTGGGATTTGTACCCAACGAGGAGTTCGGGCTGCACCATGGCAAGCCTGTCATTCTCATGTTCGACGAGCTGGGCAAGGCCAACCCGGCGGTGAAGCAGGCCACTACCCGGACCCTGCTGGAGCGCACCGTGGGTGCAACACCTCTGCCTGAGGGGTCTATCGTGTTTGCGACCACTAATCTGGGCGCCGAGGGTGTGGGTGACTTGCTCGCTGCCCATACTCGCAACCGGGTGACCGTGGTCCGCATGCGCAAGCCGTCCGCCACCGAGTGGATCGAGTGGGGTATCAACAACGACGTGCACTCAACCGTGCTGGGCTGGGTCAAGGACAACCCTCAGGTGATGCAGTCTTTCACTGAGGTGCAGGACCCGGAGGAGAACCCCTACATCTTTCACCCTCGTGCCGTGGGCCGTGAGGCCTTTGTGACTCCGCGCTCTCTACACGCTGCGTCGGACGTGCTGAATACCCCGGGGCTGGACGACGACACCGTGACTTCTGCCCTGATCGGTACCGTGGGTGCGCGTGCAGCGATGGACATGGCGGCCTACATAAAACTTGCTAATCAGTTACCCAAGCGTGAAGAAATCTTGAAGGACCCCATGAACGCCACGCTCCCTGACTCCGCCGCAGCCGTCTGCATGGTGGTGTACCGGGCCCTCTCGTCCATGACCGCTGACTTTGTGGACTCATGGATGGACTACATGGGACGGCTCGATGCCGAGGCCCAAGGCCTGTTCGCTAACGGTGTCCGTGCGGAGAAGTACTCAAAGCGTGGGCTGGTCATGACCAACAAGAAGTTTACGGCGTGGGCCATGGCGAACAACTACATGTTCACCGCTGACAAGCAGTAAATAACAACGAGGGAAATAACATGTTAGCACTTAACACTAGCCTGACTGCCGAACAACGCCTGACCAAGGCGACCACGGCAATAATGAATCACCCCCAGCATGTAGCTCTGGCCGGGGTGCTGATGATCGGTACCAAAACCGTACGCGATGACGTACCAACGGCAGCGACCAACGGGCGGGACGAGTACTACGGGCGGGCCTTTGTGGACTCCCTGACCGATGCGGAGCTGCGCTTTCTCATGCTCCACGAGTGTTACCACAAACTGTTCAAGCACCTGACGACGTGGAAACACCTTTACGACAAGGACGCCCAGCTCGCCAATCAAGCCTGCGACTTCGTGATTAACGGCAAGCTTCGGCGTCTGCATGATCAGGACAAGTTCGCCCTCATGAGTGGACCCCTGATCGACGGGTGCTATGACCCCAAGTACGACGACAAGTGGGACGCAGCCCGAGTGTTTCACGACTTGCAACAGCAGCAGGACGAGAACGGCGGGGGCGGCAGCGGTGGTGGTCAACCCATCGACGAGCACGACTGGGACGGTGCGCAGGAGCTGACTGACGAGGAGAAGAAAGAGCTAGGCAAGCAGATCGACGAGGCTATCCGTCAGGGTGCGCTGGTGGCAGGCAAGATGGACGGCAACGTGGGACGGGACATTGAGGCCCTGCTACAGCCACAGGTCAACTGGCGTGACGCCCTCAGGGAGTTCGTGAGTACAACGTGTGCGGGCAATGACTTCGGGACTTGGGCCAAACCGAACCGTCGGTTCTTGGGTGCAGGGGTG